TGCCCACAGCACAGCAGAGAAGAAGAGTAGGGTTTTAACTGCGTAAAACCAGGTGAATGAATAGTCTTTCATGGTGGAAACTTTCCTCTAGATTGTTGCCTACTGGTTAGTAGGTGACTAGATTATAAGACTATCCTGCTGCAATTCAGTAGGTACAATCTCAATAATTGACACCGTACGATAGTTGGAGAACACCCGTAGAGACTAGTAACCTAGATAGATGTATACTAGTAATTCAATTAGGGGTATTAGGTACTTAGTAGTTAGACAATGCTGCCTGGTAGATAGCAGGACTCAGGGTAGGTTTACACATCCCGTTCCCCCTAGGCCAATAGTCCCTTGTCCCGCTACCCTGTCTGCCATTAGCCATGACATGCACTAGTCATTACTACGCTGCACTGTCTGCACTTAGCTTGCACTTAGTCTGCCCCTAGTTTGTCTGTCTGCACTGTCTGCCAGTTTCATAATGGACTATGGTCAGGTTCACATAACGCAGATTCACATAACATATCTCTGCGTCCAAGTGAATGGGTTTCAACATCCATTTGTGTGTGCACCCAACTTCTCGTCCCCCCCAGAAAAAAATAGGTTTCCCTCCGCTGATACAAGTATGCTAGTATTAGGTTATAGACACAGTGGAGATGTTGATATGCAAGCTATAGAGAGAGAAAGCGGTATTGCTATGCCGAAGCCCAGGGTGGTGTACGCCTACCCTTATGAGGACATGGAGATAGGGGACTCCTTCACCGTGCCTGTAGAGGCTAGGGCGAAGGTACTCAACGCTAACTACAGGGCTGGTAAACGGCTACAGCGTGTGTTTGTAGCTAGGACAGAAGGTGACCAAATACGTGTATGGAGAATGGCATGAACAAGATACAGCTTAGATTTGACCAGCACACCAAGGCTGATGAAGTGCTAGACCAGATTGTGCGGACTAGGCTTCAGCAGATACATGATGGTATTTCGGAATGGGGATTTCTTGGTGACGATGAAGTAATGACTGCTTGCAAGACTCTGCTGGATTGGATGGGCAATCCACATGCCCAAGAAGCTAGTGACTGACATATCTGACAGAGTACAGCTAGAGATGGCAGAGGCCAGGGTGCTTTTGTATTCTTACTTTGCTGCCAAGCGTACCTACGGGAAGCCGCAGGCAGACAAGTTCTTAGCCGCCCAGTTGGTCAAGCTAGAGAAGCTCTACGGCAAGAGTTCAGATGTACGTATCAAGCAGTACATGCGCCGTGTCAAGGATACAGAGACCTTCTATGAGGAGTAAGCATGAGAGTAGCAGTTGTCACCCCTTACTGGAAAGAACCTATAGCCGTGCTGGAGCGGTGCTGGCGTAGTGTTAGGCAACAGACACACTGCGACATTGTTCACTACATGGTGGCAGACGGTCACCCTGTACAGACTTTTGAGAAGGGTGCGGATGTTGTCCACATCTCTCTGCCCAACTGCAATGACTCTGGCGACACGCCCAGGATAGTAGGTCTGTCGGTAGCCAGTGTGCAGGGTGCTGACGCTATCTGCCTGCTGGACGCTGACTGCTGGTTTGAGCCTGACCATGTGGCTACGATGGTGGAGGTCATGCAGCACTCGCAGGCCAAGGTGGTAACCTGTCCTCGCGTGCTGTGGAGGATGGACGGCACACAGATGGGTGTGGACTCTGAGAGCAACGGTATCCACTGGAATGACACCAACTGTTTTCTGCTTTCACGTGAAACCTTCCCGCTGTGCAAGGAATGGGGTTTCCGGCCCCGAGAGTACGGCTACATAGGAGACAGATACTTCTGGAAGGCCGTGCAGGACTCAGGGGTCAAGATAGCGCGGTCTATGAAAGCCACCGTTAACTACCCCACCACTTTGGCCTTCCATTACCAGCAGGCGGGGGAAGTTCCTCCTGATGACAGCAAGGTGGTCACACTCAAGAACGGTGTACCTTCTATCAAGAAATACGCAGAACTATCGAAAACCATGTAGAACTAGGAACAGCATGAACATAGAGATACACACACTTGCCTGGCCCAACACCAATGTAAAGATGGTGGAAGCCCACACCAACACTTGCAAGCACTTAGGGCTGGATGTGGCTTACCACATGACACAGACCCCGCACGGCAAGTGGATGGACATTGTTATGGACAACAGCACTGCGGACGTTGTTGGCTTTCTGGACATCGACTGCGTTCCCACCAACCCAGGCGTTGTGAACGCTGCTGCGGCATGGGCTGCCCAGAATGAGTCGTTTGTGGGCATAGCGCAGGCAAGTAACCATATTTGGCCTAAATCGCACATATTCGCAGCCCCTGCTTTCTTTTTCATGTACCGCGAAGCCTGGACAGAGTTGCGTAAGCCAACTTTCTCGGAGACAGAACAGAGTGATGTGGCAGAGAACGTGTGCTACGCCGCAGAGATGTATGGGCTGCGTTACAAGACCCTGTTTCCTACCCACTGGACAGCAGAGCCGGAGGAAGGCGCTTGGCGGCTGCATACCTACGGGCTGTACGGCATAGGCACGCACTTTGAAGAAGGTGTGTACCACCTGTACCAAGGCCGCATGGATAAGAACGTCCAGATGTTTGTCAACACTTGCGATAGCATTGTTAAGGGCACACTGTCTACAGAGTTCCTGATTCCCTGCAAAGCACCCTACCACGGACGTATCGTTCCATGAAGTTTGACCTACAGAAGTTCTACAAGTTTTGCTCAGAACTGAAGATTGAGACTAAGGAGGAAGGTCTTAAGAAGATGGGGCAACTTCTGGGAACGCAGACGTATGTCATGGAAGAAATACAGAAAGGTTTAGCCGAAGATGTTCACTTCTTTGTCATCCTTAAAGGCCGTCAACTGGGTATTACAACCGTTAGCTTGGCACTTGACCTCTACTGGCAGTTCACACACCCTGGGTGGCAAGGCACTCTGGTTGCAGATACAGAAGAGAACAGAGACATGTTCCGCTCTACTCTCGCTATGTATATGGAAGGGCTTCCCAAAGAGTACAAGATTCCTCTGGTTGCCCACAATAGGAACCAAATGGTTCTCAAGAACCGAAGCCGAATCTTCTACCAAATTGCGGGAAACAAGTCTCGACTGGGGCAGGGTAAAGCTATCACTTATCTTCACGGCACAGAGACAGCCTCTTGGGGCAATGAGGAAGGTCTAGCTTCCCTGATAGCCTCTTTGGCAGAAAAGAATCCTGAGCGGCTCTATATGTTTGAGAGTACCGCCCAGGGCTTCAACATGTTCCACGACATGTACAAGACCGCCAAGTCTGCTAAGACCCAGCGTGCCATCTTCTGCGGTTGGTGGCGTAATGAATACTACTCTGTCACTGCTGACAGCAACATTTACAAGGTCTACTGGGATGGCAAGTTAAGCCCAGAAGAGCGTGAGTGGACGAAAGATATAAAGAAGTTATACGGCGTGGAGATAAACTCCAGACAGATGGCCTGGTGGCGGTGGAAGATGCTGGAAGGCATCAAGGATGAATCCCTGATGTACCAGGAGTTCCCGCCCACAGAGGACTACGCTTTTGTGATGACGGGCACTAGCTTCTTCTCTAGCAGCCGTTGCACAGACGCTGCCAAGGAAGCCAAGAAGAATCTGCCGGACTGCTACCGCTACATTTTTGGGCAGAGCTTTCAAGACACAGAGGTCATGCGCTCAACAGAGCGGCTCGGCACACTGCGGGTCTGGGAAGAGCCTAACGATGCTGCCTACTACGTCATCGGTGCTGACCCTGCCTACGGCTCCTCTGATTGGGCAGACCGTTTCTGCATCCAAGTCTATAGGGTGTATGCCAACGGGCTAGACCAGGTGGCTGAGTTTGCTACCAGTGAGATGAACACCTACCAGTTTGCCTGGGTGATTTCCCACCTTGCCGGAGCCTACAAAAACTCCACCCTTAACTTGGAGGTCAACGGCCCTGGGCAGGCGGTCATCAACGAAATTAGAAATCTGCGCCGGACGGCAGCCAGTATGGGCAACATCATGGGCAAAGACCTGATGGACGTACTAGGCAACATGCAGAACTATCTCTGGCGCAGGAACGACAGCCTGACTGGCCCTGGAAACAGCATGGGGTACTTGACCACTGCCAACAGCAAAGAGCGTATGCTGGCGTACTACAAGGACTACTTTGAGCGCGGGATGATGAACGTGTTCAGCATGGACTTGCTGGAAGAGATGAAGACCATCGTGCGTGAGAACGGATTCATAGGCGCACCTGGCAGAGCCAAGGATGACAGGGTGATTGCGTCTGCGCTGGCCTGCGTAGCTTACGCAGAGCAAGTCCAGCCTCGCCTGATAGCTGCCAAGCTCACCCGTGAGGTGAGTGCTATGAAGGAAATTCGGTCAGCAGAAGAGTTATCCACAGCCACCAACGTCAGCAACTACCTCAAGAAGATAGGAATGTACGGCTCATGAAGTCTTTGACCAAGCAGGAACTGTTTCGCCAAATGAAAAGGTTCATAAAAGACCAGGACAGAGGCATCTCTATAGCCTTGTTTTGTGAGCTTGCGGGCATAAGTAAGCAGCAGTTCTACGATGTATTTGTCCACAGGATTTATCCACAGACCGAAATAATGCAATTGCGGGTCAGCAAGGCCTACCAGCAGTGGAAAGAAGGCAACGTGAAGGTCATGCGCCGCAAAGACAACACCCGTTTTGTGGAGTACAGACGGGAGTCACAGCCCGCCATGATGGCTGGAATGGGGCTAAAAGTTACGCCAGATGGCATAAAAATCAAGGTTGGAATGGTCAACCGCCATGATTACAGTGAAATTGACCTACAGGAAGCACTTAGAGGGTAACTATGGCTATTTTGAGAGACTATTACTGCGAATCACACGGTGTATTTGAAGCATGGGAGCCTGAGTGCCCCATGAAACACTGCAAAGCCACCCTTTCCATCATTCACCTCAAGCCAGTGGGGGTGAAGTCCGCAAAAACTGCCAAAACTGACAAAACACTGGAGGGATTGGCAAAAGACTTCCAAATGACGGACATTAAGTCCACCAAAGAAGGCGAACACCAGACTGGCTACCTAAAACGGAACAACAAGCTCACTGACAAGGAATATGCAGAGGCTACAGCCGCCAGTGAGCATTTTGAGACCCAGAATGAGAGCCAAAAGCAGAAGGAAGGGCGGGCTGGTGATGCTGCTATCTGGGGTAACGGAGGAAGCATCAACATGAAGTCAGTTCTTGGTGGGCAATTCAAGTCCGTGGCAGGGGAGTCTGTGGGCATCAACCCCCGTGAAGCAGGCAATTTGACAGGGCCGAAGCCAGCAAGTTATTATGCTGACCACGAAAACCTTTCGGTTCCTAAACCATGAGAATTCCAAAAGATACAGTACAGAGGGAATTGTTCTACCTTGATTTGATACAAAAGTGTCTAGTATCAAGGGAAGAGCGCCGCCCCGACTACGCTACCCTGCGAAGCTGGTATCTCTTTGGAAACGGGCCTGACCAAACGCCCGCCATCTTCAACAAAATTCATCCGCACATTGACCAGCTAACCTCGTTTCTGTACTCAGCAGAGACAACCCGCTTCTCTATCACTTTGGGTGCGGCAGTTAATGAAGCGGAACACCGCAAGATTCCAACCTTGACCCGCGCACTCAACGATGAGTGGCTCAACAGCAATGCTGACCAGGTGTTTTCGCAGGCAGTCTCTTGGTCGCTGGCCTACTCCTCGACCTTTGTCAAAATTATTATGAACAACGGAATCCACCCTTACATGGTGGAGCCTGGAAGTATGGGTGTGTTGCGGGAAGACACTCCGTACACAGACAGGCAAGAAGCTATTGTTCAAAGCTACTACATCACCAGGTCTGAGTTGTACGCCCGTTTGTATGCTCACCCTCAACGTGATGCCATCGTCAAACGTGTAAGTTCCACACAGCATGAACGCTCAGAAATAGCCAATGGGGTAGAGCGCATCATCATGTCTGCGTCCAACCCAACCTTGTACGGCAACGTCAACCTCGATCTTGCTGGCAGCAACAGATACAAAGCCACCGTGTCGGAAGAGACGGTAGAGATGATTGAGTTGTGGGTGTGGAACGATGACATTGGTGACTACCAAGTCGTTACCCGCGCTGACCCCGACATCATCATTTATGACCGCCCAGGTGAGCAAGTCTTCTTGAAAGGCGAACTGCCATTTATTCAAGTTTGCCCCAACCCGCTGTATGACTACTACTGGGGACAGTCAGAAGTATCGCGCATGATTTATCTTCAGCAGTTGCGAACAAAGCGTCTGACTGAAATCCTTGACCTACTAAGCAAACAGGTTTCTCCGCCCACCGCACTGATAGGTTTTACGGGCATCTTGGATGAGAAGAACTTTGCGCTCAACCGCGCTGGTGGTTTGCTGGCAACCGACATGCCCAATGCCAAAGTTGAAAAACTGGCTCCTACTATCCCGCCAGACTTGTTTAGAGAAATAGACAAGATAGACCAAATGTTTGAAGAAGTGTCCGGCATCGGTAACGTGCTTCAAGGCAAGGGCGAGTCGGGTGTCCGCTCTGCTGGTCATGCCAGCCAGCTTGCTCGTATGGGTAGCAGCCGCGCCAAAAAACGTGCGTTGATTGTTGAGGACAGCCTAGAAAAATTGGCTACGCTGTATCTCAAGTGTATGCAAGCGTATGACGATACACACTTCAAAGATACGCATGGCATACCGTTCATTGCCGAACAGTTCACAGAAGATTTTGTGGTCAAGGTAGATGCACACAGCAACAGTCCCATCTTTACAGAGGACTTGCGGCAACTGGCATTCAACCTGTTTAAGGCGGGAGCAATCGACAAGGAATCCTTGCTTGACTTGCTAGAGCCGCCCATGAAACAATTGCTCGTAGACAGACTCAAGAAATTGGAGAAACAGCAGGCTGAACAAGCCGCTGCCGCTCCACCAAAGTCCCCAGGCCCACAACCCAAGGAGTAATGATGGCAGCAGAACCAGGTTCATCCGGCGCAGGAATGACTCAGCCAAAAGCTGACCAGCCCCGTGTCGATACATCTTCTTTGCAAAGAAAAGAAGCAGCACCGTCCTTGACATATCGTCAGGAAGGGATTAAAAACTACACAGGGCGTAGTCAACGTGATTACACCCGCCGTTAATTAACAGGAGCTTTTTATGATGTACAAAATGGCAAAGCGCGGTCGTAAGACTCGTCGGTAAGAATTGCCCGCAAGGGCCAAGAAAGGGTATGGCTGCTTCCCCTGTAAAGTAAGTGGCCGCCTTCATGAAGGAGCGCATTGTGCGTAAAAATCGTAAAGGTCGTAAGTCTTGCAAGTAATTGGAGGGAAACCTCTGGTTGCCTAAAGCAGCACATCATTGGCGGTTGGATGCTAAATAACCGCCACTGTTGACAAACCGTTTGTATATGGTACAAACGCGACCAAAGGAGTTAGTTATGAGTGTGCCAGAAGAGAAGTTGAGAGAGCTAATGCGCGGCAGTCGTTCTGCTGGCGCTTCTATGCCTACCCCTCCCCCTGCTTCCGGCACTGAAGAAATTCCTATGGGGTCAATGTCGGATACGGAAACCCCTCCTATGTCCGCGCCTATGTCTACCCCAGAGCCAAAGATGGGCAGCAAGGAAGGCGCAATGATTAACATTGGGATGGCAGTAGACTTGTTGGAACAGTCATTGCCCGCCCTTGGGTCAGAGTCCCCAGAAGGCCAAAAAGCCTTGGCTGCCATCCGGCAACTGTCGGGCTTAATGGGGTCACGTAAGAATAGAACCAACGAATTGCAGCAGTCTGAAATTTTGCAGATGCTTCAAACCCTTCCCCAGGCTGGTGGCGCATCACCTGAGGCTAAGTCTATGTCTGCTGCGCCAATCCCAGGTATGCCGCCCCCACCTGGCGGCGGTATGCCACCCCCTTCTCTCCCACCTATGTAAGGAAATATCATGGAACTATTCAAACCACGTGGCGCAGCGGCTCCTCGCAAACCCACAGACAACAATCAGCAAAACGGCGTTGTAACCAACACGCCCCGTTTTTCTCAACTCGGCGGTCTGTCTAACCCGTCTAAGCTGGGTGGAAAAATGGGCATGGCTGTACAAAAGCCTGCTGACGGCAAGCGCGTAATCTAAACAAATAGAGGGTAAAAATATGTCGCTTGAAAACATTTCTCTTGAGGCTCGTGATGAGTTAGCCGCTCTGTCCCAGATGCTGGCTGAAAATCCTGAGACTCGCAAAGACTTTCTCCGCATGACCAAAAAGGTCAAGCCGGACTTGCCAATCCCAGAACTCGACATGGAAGACTACACCCGCAATGCTGTGGGCAAGTCGGAACAGCGCGTTCAACAATTGGAAGCAAAGCTGCGGGAACGTGACGCTGTGGAAGAACTCCAAAAGCGGCGCAACAGTCTGATGAAGAAAGGACTGATTCAGTCCGAAGGAGAAATTGAAGAAGTGGAAAAAATCATGCTTGACAAGAAAATCCATGACCATGAGACTGCGGCGCAGTACCATTCGTGGATGAAACAGGCAGCAATTCCTACTTCTTCCGGCTACAACGCTTCACCCGTAAAGCAATTTGAC